AGTTCTCTCGGAACTAATGCAATTCAAGTAAATAGTCAAAGTTTAGGACAAAACGGATATGTCAAATATAGTAATGGCTTATTAATGCAATGGGGAACAAGAGCTGGAGCAACGGGGGGAGCAATTAGTCTATATTTTCCTACCACTTTCTATAATACTGATTATAACATTTATTTCACTGGAGCAGTAAATAATACAAGTGAATCTTTTATATATGCTCCGGGGTATGACCTTAATGGTAAATATACATCATATTGTAAAGTTCTCACTCGCGGAATAAATTCAACTCCGGCTATCGTTTGGACTGGCTGGAATTTTACATGGTTTGCGATCGGTCGCTGGAAATAATTTAAAAACAAATATCATGAAGTATTGGAAACAAGGATTCTACGATGAACCTATAGATGGTTCGGTAGAAATTACAGAAGAGCATTATCAGGAGTTATTGGTAGGACAATCGGCCGGGCTACTCATAGCTGAAAGCCAAAAGGGATATCCGATCTTAGCTATATATGAACCCTCTATTGAAGAGATTAGAGCACACAAGCTCAATGAATTAAGTCTATATGATTCCTCTGACATGGTGAATCAGTTCTGTATAGATAATACGCATGGATGGTGGAATAAAGCTACTCGCGTAGGTCTTATGAACTCTATTGCAATCGAAAAGGCATCCGGACGATCTGAAACAAATATCTGGCTGGGTGATACTCTGTTTGTTTTGCCTGTCGAAAAGGCTATTTATATGTTACAACAACTAGAATTATATGCCCTTGCGTGCTATGACACAACACAAAGGCATATCAACGCTATCAATCAATTAGAAACAAAAGAAGAAATCGAAGCATACAACTTCAAAACTGGTTATCCCAGAAAGCTCAACTTTACCGGATAACCTATCGTATAATCGTAGTTTTCGATTTCCTCAATAGTCTGCAATGATCTGACTGCTGCGATGTGAGATTGTGTCACATTGTAGCAGTTGAGCGCATACAGTTCTAAGGCATTCAACATTGCTAAAGCGTCAGGTATAGGGATAACATACTTCACTGCATCATACCACAGGATTGTATGCGTTTTCCCTGCATTTTTCTCAATCGAAATTGAGTTAAATAATCCAACACGTGTGGATTTGTCTAACCACATACTTTCCCCTTCAATTTCAAAATGATTGACATTGGTCGATTTGTCAAATATCTGTATTTCAGATATTTTCATTTTTCGCACTTCTTCAATGTCGTACTCATATTCTACCAAAATCGGGTATCCATTCTTACTTTCAGCTATCAGTAAACCGTTAGACTGCCCATCTAATAGCTGATTGTAATGCTCATCCGTTATTTCTACTGAACCGTCTACCGGTTCATCGTAGAATCCATTTTTCCAATACTTCATAATATTTGTTTTTTAGTTATTTCCAACGCCCGATCGCAAACCAGTCCCATGATTCTTGTGATAATCCAGTAGTACCCCCACTTGCATAATTTCTATTCAAATAAAATCTACTAACTGTTTTATTTATTGCCAAAGGAGATGATGAATATACGGCGGAGTCACTACTAGGCTTATATACAGTTGCAAATATTTTATATTCAGTATTATAAAAAGATGTAGGCATAGTCACACTATACGAAGCTGTAGATGAACCTCCAACTCTGCCCCATTGTACAAGTAATCCATTATTGAATTTTGCATAACCGTTCAAGGATAGGTTTACGCTCATTGCGTTCGATAGATCAGCTAAAGCATACGTAGTCCCGAGAGAACTTTGCGCAAAAATGACTACAATAATGGCTACCAATTTTCTACTAAAGTATATCATTTTTATTTCGGTATTAAATTATTTTACTTCCAACGGCCAATTGCAAACCAGTTTATCCCTTCTGTTGCATAAACATAGTATTCAGATCCATATGTAGCAACTGGAACCAAAACAAAATAAGTTGTATATTGCGTCTTAATCTTACATGACACAACTGAAATACTATCTACTGTACTATCATAAACCCCAACTATTGCTATGTATTTGTTATCATAAAAAGATGTGGGTAAATAGATACTCCTATTTCTGTATGAAGAAGCTAAATTCCCCCATTGAATCATCAAGCCATCAGGCAGTTTATAATATCCATTCTGTCCGAGGTTCCTTGTAACAACATTGGAAAAATCTTTCAATGCTGCGTTGGTCCCGAGAGAACTTATGTAAAAAATGACCCGCAATAGATAAAATGAATACTATCTTTTTGAATAGATGAATCACTCTGTTCATTACACTTATGTATTTATATTTTATAATATAAATTCAAATCTGGTGATATGATAACTTTGCATAATGGTGATAAGGAAATAGAAATTGAAGTAAAGGATGAAAGCTACTCTTATGAAGCTATCATGGGAGAATATACACTCACTTTGTATTTTTCTCATCCGGGATATATTGAAATTCCGGTTGGCTCCTGGTGTGACTTCTACGGGAAGCGTTATTCTTTGAAGAGGGATAGCAATTTCAAGAAGAACGGTGAACGTAACTTCGAATATACTCTGATTCTGGAAACTGGGGAGGCTGATGCTATGCTGTGGAAAGTACGTCATACCGTTGACAGAAGTATTAAATTCTCATATACAGCCAAGCCACATGAACACCTACGTCTACTCGTTGAAAACCTGAACCGTCGGAGTACCGGTTGGAAAGTCGGTGATTGCATTGAAGGAACGGAAAAAGTAATCAACTACAATCACACCTATATTCTTGATGCTTTCAATCAACTTGCAGAACTATATGAAACAGAATGGCAGATCATTGAAGAAACGGTTGAAGGAAAACAAATTAAGACTATCCATCTGCGTAAAGTTGAGTATAACAAGGAGAACCCTTTGAAACTGTCGTATGGTAAAGGCCACGGTTTTAAGGTCGGTGTTGGTCGCGAATCCGGGGAGATACCACCCGAAATAATTTTGGTAGAAACTACAGATCGCAATATTGATTATTCTACATACGGATCTAAGTACCTGTTACTTCCAAAGAATAAGACTATCCGATTTGATGGAATCAAATTTGAGAATGAAGAGGGCTTCGATTCTACTAAGGCGCGTATCTATAAGACCGATGCGGATGGAACTTGTGTCATGCGTGCCGATAAAGAACTTACAACAGCAAAGGAAGATAGTCTGGACTGTACAGCTATTTATCCTTCCCGTGTCGGTACTGTCAGTGCTGTTATTGAAGTGAACAAGAAGAATAACTTCTTTGACTTTGTAGATAAAGACATCCCGGAAGAGTTGAATTTCGAAGATTGTCTCATAGCTGGAGAAAGTATGACTGTCATTTTCCAAACCGGCATGCTTACAGGCAAGGAGTTCGAAGTAAAGTATATCCATGAAGCGAAAGACAAGAAAGAGGCACGTCGATTTGAAATTGTTCCGCAAGAAATCGATGGGATAACAATGCCGGAACCGGAAGTTTGGCGCCCGAAGGTTGGTGATACATACGCAGTGTTCGGAATGCAATTGCCGAAGGCTTATATCTGTAATGACAGCACACAAACAGGTGCGAGCTGGGAAGCTTTCAAGGAAGCAGCAAAATACCTGTATGAACATGAAGATAAAGCATTCATATTTACCGGGACATTGGACGGCATTTGGGCTAAAAAACGCTGGTTGGAGATAGGCGGTAAAATAGTACTCGGAGGGTATGTTGATTTCTATGATACGCAATTTCATCCGGAAGGTTCTCTTATTCGCATGATCGGAATCAAGCGCTATATTAATAATCCATATTCTCCGGAAATAGAGTTGTCAAACGAACCAGTCAGTACATCTGTTTCAAGTGATCTGAATAAGATTGAGACGAACAAAGTAGAGGTAGATATCAAGCATAAGGACGCCCTGCAGTTTACTAAGCGTCGATTCCGGGATGCAAAGGAAACGATGTCCATGCTTGAAGATGCACTGCTGAACTTCTCCGGCTCTGTCAATCCAATAACCGTTTCAACCATGCAACTGCTTGTAGGTGATGAAAGCCTGCAATTCCGTTTTGTCAATTCAAAAACGAATCCAGTTCAGGTATCTCACAATATTACTTATAATGCCAGCACAAGAATACTGAACGCTCCGGCAGGAATCCTTCAGCATTTAACACTCGGCATTAGTTCTCTTTCTTCTTCACATAAGGCAGACGAATATAAGTACTGGGATATGGCTGAATACAATTCTCCGGCACTCATTGACCCGGAAAAGAAATATTATCTATATGCTAAAGTTGGCAAGGAGAATCAAACCGGAACATTCCTCTTGAGTGAAACAGCTATTAAAATGGAACAGATAACTGGATATTATCATTTACTCACCGGAGTGCTTAACAGCGAGTATGAAGGTAGTAGAAGTTTTGTTCAGCTATACGGATTTACTGAAATTCTGCCGGGCCGCGTAACAACAGAAAGAATCCTTTCGCCGGACGGTAATACATATTTCGATCTGGTAAAAAGTGAGATAGGCGGTAACATTCAAATAAAAGCAGGTTCTTCCGGATTGGAAAATCTGTCTGAATGGGAAGCTGCTCATCAGGAAATAAAGGATGCAGCTAAAGCGGCCAAAGATGCTGCCGATTCAGTGGAAGGACTTCATAACTATGTAGATGGAGCCTTCGCTGACGGTCTTATAGACGAAGCAGAGGCAAAAGCTATTGAAAAGTATATCAATACGATCAACAACACTAAACAAGCTATCGAAGCAACTTATAATAAACTCTACACGAATGTTTATTTATCCGGCTCTGCAAAGGTTGGTTTGCTCAATGCTAAGGTTACATTGATGGGAAGTATTGAAAACTTGATTAATGCTATCAATGCTGCAATTTCTGATGGATTCACGACAACAGAAGAAAAGAAAGACGTGGATAGTAAATTCACTCTTTTTAATTCTGCCTATGCTGATTTTAATACTGCTGTTGAAGAAGCAAATAAGGCAATACAGGATAAACTAAAGGAATATTCTGACGAGGCACTGCAACAAGCAATACAAGCTTTAGAGGATGCAGCGAACGCTGCTAAAGCTGCGCAGGACGCTGCCGATTCAGTCGATGGCTTACATGATTATGTGGATGGCGCATTTGCGGACGGTATCATTGACGGGGCGGAAGCGAAAGCGATAGAGAAGTATTTGAATACAGTCAAAAATACGAAATCTGCCGTTGAAGCGACATATAGCAAACTATATGTAAACACCTATTTGGAAGGTTCTGCAAAAACAGCCTTACTTAATGCCAAGGTTTCCTTATTTGGTGCTATTGATAATCTTATTGCTGCAATAAATACGGCTATTGCAGATGGACAAACGACTATTGAGGAAAAAAAGAATGTAGATGATAAGTTTACTCTATTCAACTCTGCTTTAGCTAGTTTTAATACAGCTGTTGAAGAAGCAAACAAAGCTATTCACGACAAACTGAAAAGCTATTCCGATGAGTGTACAGCCGATTTGAAAGTACTCAATACTCAAATCTCCGCACAAGTAACTCGAGTTGACAGCCTGACGCAGCGGATAGATACTGCAGGTTGGATTACTACAGCTGACGGTAATAAGATATATGCTTCTAAAGAACTGGAAAACGGCAATACGCTTATATCTTATATTAACCAGGCAGCAGGTGAAACGACGATTCATTCATCTAAAATTAATTTGGAAGGTGCTGTTACAATCACCGCACTGCATAGTGATCTGCAGACAATGATTAACTCCAAGATTGATCGAGACGGATTGGGTAAATTAGCATTTGAGGATGCAGTCGAATATGCAAAACTTGGTACTACAATTGTTGTAGGCGGGTATTTGAATACTGATTTGATAAAGGTTCGCAGGATAGATGCTGACTCCGGGTTCATAGGTGGTTTTACTATCGAAAATGGACGTCTCGTTTGGACGCGTTCAGGGTATTTTGGCGGAACATCTCGTAGTTTGAAATTAGGTTCTGGAACGGCAAAAGAAGGCGTTGTTAACGTTACTTTCAATGCAGAAACAGACGGACGTTTTGGGATCGCATCTATTGGTTCCAATTTTGGTGGAGCTTGTATTTATGCTTCCAGGAATCTAAATGCATCAGACAGAAGCTACCCACTGGCTAGTACAACATACGCCGGCTTTTTTGATGGAGGAGTTTATGTGAAAGGTTCTTTATCGAGTGAATTATGCCTTGCCGATAATTTTGGTTGTATTACAAGCCGGAATTCAGATGGAAGTATAAACTATTACCAAGGAATTGATTTTGATTTTGGTAGTAATATGAAGTTCAGAAAAGGACTATTAGTATCAATCGCTTAATATTAATGATTATGAAATTAAATTTAAACAAACCTTTAATAGATTTTAGAGGTAAGGAAGCCATTAAAATAGTCAATGGCAAGGAACAGAAGCAGTTTCTTCGTGATATGGTTTCGGAAGCGCTTTATGCTGCCGGTATGAATCCTCAATCAGGTATGGATATGGCAAAAAAACTACGTGCCTACAATATGCTCCAACAAATCATAAATAACCGAGGAATACTTGAGATTACAACAGAAGACGCTACTCTCTTAAAGGAGATTTGTGCAGATGTCTTTACGGCAGGTGCTTTCGGGCAAATTAATGAACTAATTGAAGGAGGAGGTAAAGAATGAACATTACATCAACTAACAGTACTGCCACAACTAAGGTTACGGACGCTATCAGGATTAAGTACAGAATGTCAACCCGTGGTACCGAGGCTATCAAAGATATTACTGCCGAGATTATTAAGGATGAAACGACTGTCGGCTTCTTCAATATTTCACGAAATGGAGTAACCGGATTCTCGCTACATGAGGATCATGGGCTAACCTTTGGCGAAGTGAAACAAGTATTTCAGACAGCTATTGATGATTGTAGCGAGGTATTAAAATAAAGTATTAATATTTTAGATAAGAATGATATGGATTATTTCAAAAACTTACTTATTGGATTGGTTACCGGCATAGCTGCTTATCTCAATCCTATTTCTGGGGAGATCAAAAGTCTTATTGCTGTATTTGCCCTCAATTTCATTTGCGGGCTACTTACTGCACTCCTTATCAATCATGAGAGTTTTTCTTTTAAAAAGGCTTGGAGGTGTATCGTAGAAGCGACTATTTTCTTTGCCTTGGTTAGCTGCATCTACTTTATTGGTGAACACAAAGGAAATCCGGAAGGTGCGCTACAATGTGTTTCATTTATTACGTATAGCGTTTTCTATTTCTATGGGGTGAACATTCTAAGGAATATCAAAGAAATTCTACCCAACTCTAGCAATGGCCATAAGGTAGTAGCTTTCTTGCACTATGTATTAAGTGTTGAGTTTATAAAGAACATCCCTTACTTAACGAACTACTTACAAAAAGGAGACGCAAAATGAAAACTATTGATGCAATTATCATCCATTGTTCGGCCACGCGTGCCGGACAAGATTTACGAGCCAAAGATATTGACCGGATGCACCGGGCTCGGGGATTCAATCAAATCGGTTATAACTTCATTATTGACCTTGACGGAATGGTTGAGAATGGGCGACCGTTAAGCATTGACGGAGCGCATTGTAATACCAAAGGATTTTCAAAGTCTTCGTATAATAAGCATAGTGTTGGCATCTGTTATATCGGAGGCTTGGACGCATCTGGAAAACCTGCAGATACACGTACTCCAGCTCAAAGGACAGCACTACGCGAATTGGTCGCGAAGCTCTGTAAGGAATATCCTATAATTGAAGTACTCGGACACCGTGATACTTCGCCGGATCTGGACGGCAGTGGTGAAGTAGAGCCGGCAGAATATATCAAGGCTTGTCCCTGCTTCGATGTCAGGAGTAAATTTTCTAATTTTCTTCGTAATACAGTGATCCGACCATGAAAACGCTAATCTATATAACCATATTCCTGATGTCGGGAATATGGTTTACTTCCTGCAAGACTTCCCGGAATATGGAAACTCAAAAGCAAGTTGACTATTCCGGTGAATTGAGTCGTATTCAAAGTATAATTGAGTCATTGAGGACTGATGTAAGTAAGCAAACGAAAATTACTACTGACAAGTTGAGTGATCTGAAAATTGAGAATAAAACAGTTTACTTATCGCTTCCGGATTCAACCGGAAAACAATACCCGGTCAAAGAAAGTACTACCACCGCTTCCAAACAGGAGCAAGAACGGACCGAAGTCTATGAAACATTATCTATTACTTTGCAGCAATTTTCTAATCGATTGGATACGATAAGTAACAAAATGAATGCCTTAATGAATCAGAAAGAAAAAGTCATCGAATTATCTTGGTGGGACTTGCATAAAGATAAGGTTTACGTAGGTATCATAGTTTTAATAATAATTGTGTTGATAGTACATAAGGTAAGGAATAAGTAGTACCTTTGTCGTGGAATCCCATAATTCCAAATCCGCGACGGCGGAATTTTGCCCTGACTGAATAGTCGGGGCTTTTTTATTTGAATAACTTTCTCTACTTTTGCCTAAAATAAAAACTATATGGCAGAAGAAAATAAATACGACCACGATTCCGTGCAGGAGTTGCTAGCATGGGCGAAAGAAGCGCTTAGTAATAAATCATATCCTGATGGCAAATTTCAAATCAATAAAGCAACTACAGTACTAGACTGTGCTTCTTTTCTGTCATCAATGATACAAATGATATCAAGGAACTGGGAGAATCCTACATTCTATCCTACTATCGACCAGCTGCGGGAATTTAGGATGAAAATAACAGAGATGCATTAATTAATGCAATATATTTATAATACAACAAGATATGGGAGAAAGACAAACCTTATTAAAATCAATTACAGAGGATATATACAGTGGTTCATTGATAAAATCTCCAAAGTTATCAATCTTTGAGATTGAATATTCTGGGCTAATAAATGAGGTGGAAAGAGTTTATTCAGCATTAGGAGGAACTTCTGAACAAATCCCCATAAACTATGGTCCTTGGGATATTTCATTGAAAGATTTTTGTATTGAGCTTGACGAAGAAAGACATTTCAATCGATACCGACTTGAGACATTGGCTTCTTCTATCTACAATGATTTCCCTTTTTTTTCAGTTTCTAATTATAAAACATATTGTTTAACAAAGGAAGAACAATGTTTAAGAGCTGCAAGTTGGGGAAATAATTGGAAGACAAACTCTTCTGATAAAAATTTTGTTATTAGTGGAGATTATGGTGATTTATCAGAAAATGGCAGTTCTAGATGGAGGCAAAGGGCTTTTTATGATTTCATAAAAGATTTGAATTCAGTTATAAGAAAAGTTCCTGTATTACGTATTTCTATATATGATACTTATAATGGTAGTACAGTAAATGAGATGCTAATTAAAAAGGATGTTCGTAATTTGAAAGCGTTCTTGAAGGATTTAAGGAAAAATATTTAGATATAGGTGAGGTAGCTTATTCGGCTACCTCTTCAATTATAAATAGTCTTCTCCCAATCGTCTAACACGGTTACATCCCACCGCGGAAGATCCGGATTAATATAAGTTACTGACCTGCCATACACAGAGAAACTTTTTCCAATAAACTCGTCGATAGCTTCATCTTCCCCTTTTTGAAGACAGATATTCATAAAAACATGCATTTCATTCCAGTTTGTAGGCCCAATGAACAAAGATTCAATCAAGCGGCCTTTAACAGGTACACCGATAACTTGCTCTTTTATCCTATCAACTAAAGAAACTGCTTCTTCAAATGTCATACTTGTAATTTTAGAGCAAAGATATAAAAAATAGATGCCCTCTCCCCTATCATATAAAAGCTATTTCAATCTGTGGAATTTCAGTATTACAAATTTCAATTCTATTAAGAAAGATATTTTCGTAATTCTTCGATTGCCTGTGATGCACTTCGAACTACCACATACTTATTACGACATGATTCCGCTTGTTTTTGAAACTCTTTTTGATATTCTGATTGTTTCCCCACCTTCGTTTTAAACTCTATACAGAGAGAAGCAAAACCCTTTTTGGGAATAAGTACAATCACATCAGAAACACCAGGCTTTACTCCTTGACGCTTAAGGTTAGCAGCTTCACGTATATGACGGCTTCCACCGTTCGGAACGGCAAATATAAGTTTGTCAGGTATATTAGGGAAATATAGAGGAATAAGTTTAAAGAACTCTGTTTGTATTCGAGCTTCCTCGTTATTATGTACTTCTTTAGAGCGCGTAGGATTACGCTGATCTGCATAACAATTATAACACATAAAGTCGGTACCGGTTTTAATAACCGATACCGTTTCTTTTCCGCATAAAATGCACTTTTCTTTAGTCATTATTCAAATAAGCTAAATTGTATTGGTCTTCTACCTACTACTGCTATCGTTCTCTCATGAATTGGGCACTGCGAAGCATAGGGACATCTCCCTGACATAGCAGAAAGATGCGCTCCATGCCATTCATCCCAATCTGTTACATTATTAGCAGAGAGGAAAGTTATCAATTTCATGCAGCAGAAGCCACGTTCTTTCTCTTGACCTCCTGCAACTTCGAATAATCCATTACTCTGTGGACGTTTCATTCAATTCTATCTTGATTTGATTTATTTGTTATGTAATTGTAAAAGTCCTCTGAATGTAATACGCCTGTGTATCATATCTTGTCGTAAACGGTGTATTCTTTCATCTGAATAGTCTGCAAACATCTGATTTCTTTGTTTCTCCTGTAGTATGCAGTACAAGGAATCAGCTCTAATAAAATTATCTTTCCGCAGGTACTTTTCAGCACAATGAGGACACATACAATCAAGCGTGATATTCTCTTTGTTAAGTCGTGGATGAAGAATAGAATAAGCTTTTTCAATATCAATGCCTGATACTTTTTGTATTGCGTCATCAAAGAAAGCATCAAAGCCGGTCAGGCAATTCCCGTAGTAAAATGGACGTTCCAGAACTTTGTAAATGCCGGGTGATTTTCCTACCTCTTTAGAATTTGTCTTTGATATGAAAAAATAATCTGTCATTTCGTCAATCTCCCAAGATTCTTCGCAAATAGGGCATGTAGTCCGATATTCTTCATCATAGCACTCTTCACAGAGAACTTCTTTACGTTCAACTGATACATCGGGAAAATCATCGAGTTCAAATATGGACATTCCGCAATGGTCGCATTCGCAATCATGCTCTATAATAAGCTGTATCTGTGCATCGTCAAACCTATGCGGACTTGAATTGTATTCAGTCTTGGCATGATTCACTATTTTATCTTTTAATTTGCTCATATTTATTTTCCGTTTTAAGTTCTTCCAATACTTTCTTCGCTATTTCATAATGAGACAACTGCCAATCAGAACAGACGTCATCCGCTTCATCATTGTAATGATTGGCGTATACGTATGAATCCAAGTTTTCGCGAAAAGATTCACCGTCTAAACCTTCATCATCACAATCATCGTACATTCTTAATTTACGAGCTACTTCCTTACATTCTTGATGTGTGATGAAGTCATACTTAGTCCCATCATAGACATTTGTCTGACGAATATACTTTTGTCCTATATGTATCTTGCAGGCACAAAATTCACATATATGCTCTTTCTTGGCTGTTAGATAAGTTTCTCTTAGTGTTGTTAGCATATTCAATCTCCTTTCTTCTTAACGCAGAATTCAACAACATCTATACCTATAAAAATAGCCATGGCTATAGATAATATATCTACATTCGCATTAACGCAATCTTGGTTAATACTTTCTGATATTAATACTGCTCCTAATAATATTGCTGTTCTCATAGTTATTCAACTATTTTTTTTAATTCCGGTATCGGCATCCAGTGGGTAACTCCCAAAAGCCCAACAAGATGTTCTACTTCTGTATTGATTACAACTAAGAATCTTCTATCGGAAGTAACTACGATGACCTCATATAAAGATTGTCCATCATTTGTTTCCGGCAATCGTTCTTCTACACTTATCCACGGGGATTGCTTAGTTCCAGCCTCATAACCTTTTGCATACACTTTCCTTAGATAGCATTCAATCACATGAGGTTGATTTATCCGGTTAGCCAATAGGCTTATTATATCTTTTAGTATCATATATCACCTCCTTTTGGCAATAATGGTATTGGCATCCACAAATCATCATCAGATATATTACATGAATAATCATCACCATCCGAAGTGTCCCACACATGATAGTATTTGTTATAGACAAGAATTTCAGGTTCACAATGCCCGCTAATCTTTACTAATACAGGTTCGCTCTGCGCTGAAATATCTTCTTCGTCTACTGGTGGTAATTGGTCTTTGGCTCTTATCCACGGGGATTGCTTTGCGTGCCATTCTGCACCAGCTTCAAAGGACCTGACAGATACTTTTCTTGCCATTAATGTTATAGCTACGCACTCTTGTTTCTGATAGGCGCTTTCTGCTTCTTCCTTATATGTGCCTTTGCTCCAATGGGAGCAAGCTGCTTGTTTTACTAATGATTGTTCCATTATGATATTCCTTTCTACTTTTGTATTACGTTAATTCTATTTCTTCTACTCCATCAAGATGATGGTCTATTTGTAACCGGGTGAAGATGGCATGAACCCATGAGTGTTTTTGTAGTTCCTTTACTATTTCATCTTTAGTGACCTTTCCTTCCATGATGAATATCGACTTACATCCACCTCTGGAATCATGGGCACTGTAAGGGATACAAAGCATTGTAACTCCACGATAGTAGACATACCCGATGCCCTTACATTTTTTCATGTCGGAATATAAGTCATTATCTGAATCTATCTCATTTCCAATACGTATCTGGTCTTTTATTGGCATATTACCGCTAAGTATTGTGATATGGTGTCCCGGAGTACCCGTTGTGCCGAAATACATTACTATTTTGCTCATAATTATTTTTGATTTGAATTATATTAAAGCGCTGCCATTTTTAAATCCTTATTCTCCAAGATATTTGCAGCCAAAACAAACTTTTGTTCATTATTTAGGTACTCAAAGAATAATTTGTAAATATCTCTATGTGCATCTTCAACAAAGCACATCCATAACCTTTGCCCTTCATCGCTTCCGAATAAGTACACAAATACCTGGCAGTTACTATAATTGCCAAATTCCTTAAGAGAGTGGATATTCGAATAGAAGACACGGCAGTCTCCAATTAATGGTCTATTGTCGGAAATATCTTCAAATGATGTTGCTTCCTCTATATTCATTATTTTATTGTTATGGGATAATTAATTCGGGATTATCATAGATATTACCAATCACGATAGTATCATCCATTTTTGTAAGATCAGATTGCCCGAAATAGAATAAATTTCGACCATTAGAAAGTTGAAAACGACAATTATCATATAGGATAATAGCTGTATATTCTTCTGGTTCAAAGCCAAATGTAATAGTGTGAAGAATATCCCCTTCATAGATTTCTTTTCCGTTCTTGTCGAATAATCCAGTGAACTGACCTACGGTTTCGGGATAAACCTCATACATGCCGATACTTTTCCCTATTTCGATATTATTTAAGGGGGGAATGACAGCATATCTGTCCTTTTCGATCTTAACGAGGGAGCCATACAGCCAGTCTTCGCTGTATATGCTTTTCCCTCTGAATTTTATTGTACGATTCATTTTATTCCTCCTATTCCTGTTTTACGTTAATAACTTGGATTCAATACACTCACATCACATTCGTGGCACAAGCTGCATTCCTTCAGTTTATCTCTAAGGCACATAGCTTTAGAAGTTGCTTTATTCTTTTCTGCCCATTTTGTACCAGCGATAAAAGAACGTTCTGCCGTTGCACGAACATTCAGCACCTTTTTCATTTCTATTTCCGCATATTGTTTTTGCAGCTTCTTTCATATCTTTACTCATATATCTGTTTGTTTAAATCTTTATAAAAACAAAGCAGAAGAGGTGCTGCATAGCAAGATAGCCTTTAAACTACCTCCCCGAAGGTTTGGACTTCTTAAGCAATTTCCGTGACTTACTGTACACATTCTGCTTTGTTTCATTTCTAATTTCTCATTTAGAATATCGTTGATACTTTTTACACGTATTGGTTCCAAATGCACCTATAGGACAATCATCACAATAAAATGAAACAATTATCCTTTCTTTTTCATTACTACATGGATGATTACTAAGTATCATTACCTTATCATTAAGTAGCTGTATTTTTCCTTCCAGCTCTTCTACATTTCTAAGAGGAGTTAGTTTTTTGTATTCTTCTTCAGTCAATATGTACTGCATAGTTTATTTTTTCTTTTATTGTTATACATTAATCAATTTCTTTGATAAGCTCACTCACCAACCATTCAGGTGAAATGGCTCTTGCTTTACAGAAATTTTCAATATCTTCTCTTTTAATATCAGATACCTTATGTCCTCGAATAGTCAACTCTCTTTGGGGAACTTCTATTTTCCTACAAGTTGTATATCCATATTTATCTTTATAATCATTCATATCTAATCAGGCTTGAATTATAGTAGCCCGAAGGCTACTAGATTACACATCTCCCCACAGTGTCTTTGCGAGTTCATATTTCTTTTGCAATTCATTCACTTCTTTCTTTGCATAAGTAAGAGCATAAGAATGACTACGCGGGCACTTTCCCGATTTAACGGCTTCGTGATATTTTTGAGCAACTTCAAGTTTATGCTCGTAGAAATCGATACTCTCCGGCATGGATAAATTGATTGTATTTGCACGTTGTTCCCAATATTTAGCTACCCTTTCGTGCTCGGCTGCTTTTTCGTCAAACTGAACACTTTTACCCATATTGTTCCACGCATCATCTATCGCTTTTCTGTGTCGCTTCTCGCTATGATGTCCCACTTTGATAGGTTCACCTAGAGAAAGAAAATCCTTATCTTTATTGGACTTGTTGTAGTATTCACTGCTTTTCTGTACAGCAGATGTAGCCCATTCATGACGACGTTCAGCCCTTTGTTTAGCCCACTCTTGCACATTAAAGCCATCAGCCCGTACGATCGAGTAATAATAGAATCCATCACGTTCGTAAATGAGGTTGAAAACAATGCATTCATTTTCTTTTCCATACTTGGTTGTAACCTCGATTACTTCTCCTTTTTCATGTTTTTTACTACATTTTGCAAGAAAAACATTTGGTACATATTTACTATACGTATTCATAGTGCCTATAATTATTGATTAAAAACTTCTTTGTGTACTTGGTTAATTGTTCCATTGATTATTAATGATCCTTTGGTAACACGAATCTTGTTACCTTTCTCTTGAACTTGGTAGCCCGCTTTTTTTAGCCGATCTATTTTCTGTTGTGGCTCCATTTTAAAACCCCTCATCATCATAATCTGTATCAAATATTCGTGCAACCATATCGACGATATTTTCCTCAATGTCTTCCGTAGATCCGGTTACTGCATTAGCGATATTTTTCTTCTCTTGAATTATGCGATAAACTTTTTCATCAATAGTTCGCCGACCAAGAAAGTAGTAACAGGTAACAGAGTCCTTTTGCCCGATACGGTGTGCCCGGTCTTCGCACTGACAACAATCGGCGTATGTCCAAGGGAACTCAACAAAAGCGACATTACTTGATGCAGTAAGCGTTAAGCCAACTCCAGCCGCTTTAATAGAGCAAATAATAATATCTGTCTTAGGATTATTCTGGAAGGCATCAACAGCTCTTTGCTTTACATCTTGGGAATCTCTTCCGGTAACTGACACAGCAGTGGGAAAGTAACGTTTCAGTTGGTCTACAACCTCATGAAGAGAACAAAAGAGGATTATTTTCTTTCCATTCTCCCGGAAGTCTTTCACAAATTCAATAACATCGCGTACTTTTCCACGTGCGGAGATCTGCCGAAGAATATTGATACGTACCATGACTTCACCACGCAAAGCCTTTTCAATCTTTTCATCGTCGGCATCCTTATATTTCTGTAGATACATAATAAGGTCACGTTCGGCATCTACGTACTCCTTACGATTAGTAATTTCACATGTGTTTACTTGACGTATTTTATCCGGAAGATCTGTAAGAACTAGTGACTTTTCACGTCGAAACATACAGTATTTCCATAGGTTGAAATTTAATTCTTTCAAATTTGACGCTTCTCTTTGACCTGAACAGTATCGGTTAACAAAAGGCTTATAACCTCCAAAATCTTCCATACGATTCAATATTGCTAGCTGTGGAATCAGGTCTTTTGGCCTGTTGACAACTGGGGTTCCAGTCAATTCGATAATCCATTCTTTGCCGGTGCATATCCCTTTACAGAATTTAGCCTGTTGGGTAGATGCAGATTTACAACGATGACTCTCATCAATGATAACTGATTTGAATAAGTTGATTGAGTTTCTAAATTCTACATCTCGTAGCGTCCAGCCTTCGGACTTCTTTATACGTTGTACAAAGTACTTTTTTAAAGACTCATAATTGACTATAAATACCTGATGCATTCCTGTTTGAAAGAAAAAAGTCCAAGTATCACGTACTTTATCAGTTAAGATCATTGCTTTTTTGTCCGTAAACTTCTCCCATTCACGCATCCAGTTTATTTTTAATGAAGAAGGACAAATAACAAGACAAGGAAAAGCACCAGCGATATTAATTGTTGCAATACTCTGCAATGTCTTACCGAGTCCCGGTTCATCACAGTTCATAAACCGTTTTAATTCTAATCCTCGAGCAATGCCTTTAAGTTGATAAGGATAAGGTTGAATTTTAAGATTATGAGGAATGACCAGCTCCGGAAGTTCCGGAATATCGTAAACAGCTTCTTCTTCCCTTTTTTCATTGCCACTAAGCCAGTTTATATTCTCAAATTGCTGTATTTGATAAATCATCCTTTCAAGATCAACTCTACTCCTAGTCGGAATAATCCAAACTTTTCGGGTACCGTCAAAACGTCTTCCAGGAATCTGCCTGATCCGATCTACGATAGAAGGTTTATACTTGAAAGATAATTCAAAATTATCTCCTTTTAATTCGATATTCATGATTTAGAGTATTTTGTAGGGGGAATTATCCCCCTATAGTGATTGGTGTTATGCAGTTGCATCTAAAGGAGCTGGAGCTTCTATTTGCTTCTTTCGCCCTCTTTTTTTAGGTTTATCTTCAATTATAACGGCTTCTTCCGGTTCGTCTGTATCAAAATCAAGACGTTCCTGTCTGACTCCCCATTTCTCTTCAAACAGATAACTCTCAACTTCTGCGTCACAAGCTGCCGCATCAATGCTCAATTCTTCATAGTAAGGATAGTCTGCATCAAGGAGAGGAACGAAGATTTTCAGATCAACAACTTTGCCGGACTGAAGTAATTTAGCCCCCATAATAGTAATTCCAGACACACCATCGACGCTATCGTTTGCATAGCCGGTTATGATGTAATTCTCAAGAATCTCTGAATAGCCAGGAGACGTAAAACTATCCTTATTAATATTGGCAGCTTCCGGCTGTTCGCATAATACGACAAGATGTAATTTAAGACGATTAAATGTCTCTCTTAAGTCACTATGAATGATCTGATCGCAGTTCTTGCTAATTACATTCGTGTAGTTTGCTTCCGAAAAACGTTCATTGTACACTACATTCAAGCGGTCCTTTTTAATAATCGCTTTCTTGATTTCATTTTTTGCTTGTTCCATAATCTTCTTTAGTTGATAAAGTGATAATACTAAACGTTGATACAACTCCCATTACGGCAGCCGTAGTTATTTCTCTAGTTGTAGCATCTTCTCTTTGAGAGAAAGATAATGCCGTAAACAGGCCGATAACGGATATTCCGATTGTGACTCTTCTTAGATTTTTCATGATAATTACTTTTTGTTGTTAAACATTCCGGACATTTGCATTTCTGCCTTAGCTTTACTTATTACAGTTACACACCACGATAATTGATGTGTTGCCGTCCGATTGCAACGTTCGCACCAATCAACTAAGTATCTCTCTTCCCGACATAAAGAATTGACTAGAGCATTTATCGCTGTCGCTGTTGCTTTCGCACTTTTTGCCGTGTCTACAAGCGTCTGCATGACCTCGGATTTCATTGCCTCATTGAGCCAATATTTTGAATCTGCGAGCAATTTTCCAGAGCGGGCAACATATACAGCTAAATCATTACCGCGTTGTACAGCTTCTGCTACATCTTCGCTCATAGTTATATTAAGGAATGAATCTATATTGGTTAATTCGGCCAATATTTGTTCTTTTGATGTAATAAGTAAATTCATATTGTTTTATGGTAAAATATAATCAGACCATTAATTGCCACCACTTAAAAGCAAGGTCCTCGTATTTCTCTTTTCCTCTGATGTATGAAGGGTGTTTCCGGTCGGTGATAAAATGCTTGAAGATTCTACAATTCTTCTTGCTGATAGCATAAATAAAATCTTGTTTGCTACCGGCTATATCCATATACCATGCCCGGGACCGGTCCCAGTCAAAGAAATCTATCACTTCATCAAATTGTGTTTGGGACTCTGCGAAGGTCGTTTTTAAATCACCTCCAAAGTTGAAAGAAGACAACCACCAATCCCATTTACACCGTGTATCAAGATGATAAACAAAGTTCCCATAAAAGAACTCTTGTTGTTTATTAACCATAAACTTTTGTGTATCGGACTGTGCTAAAACGACAGCTAGAAATTGATCCTTTTCTGCTTCTTTCCGGAGAGCCTTACGCATTTCAAGCCCTAGTTCAAATTCGTCTTTCGTATACACGTAATCGTCTACCATTAACTTGTCATATCTTACACGCTCGTTTTCTGTAATAAGAGCATCTACAAGAGTTCCAAACTTGAATGCCTTCTCTTTATCCCCGTATTGAGCACGGGGATAAAGATAGTTCTTAAGCTCTGTCAGATCTGAATTGCTGACCTCCGGACGAGAGTAATATGAATCAGGATTTGACATGGCTATTTGGCTTTTACATCTGCTTCATATCGGATGAATTTTGATTCGATATGCTTTTGATCTTTACCGTTCGCCTGCTTCTCGCAATAAGTAATCATCTTTTTAAAGATTTTCTCCAGTTCTTCAACAGGCAATGTTTGACCTTCGTTTATCCACCACATCTGGAATATTTCTAAATATCCCTGCTGATGAAGTACAACAATCTTTTCTTTCACCTTGGCGTTAGTCGGTGGAGGAGCAATAGAAGCGGCAGCTTCCATAAAAAGACTACCAATAGAGCTTTGTTGTGCCTTCAGTGCAGCCTCTTGTTTTGCTGCTTCTTCCTCCTTTTTCAACTCTTCCATTCTTTTGGCTGCAGCTTCTTTTTCACGTTGTTTACGCAATTCTTCCGCTTTGGCAGCTTCCTCTGCATTAGCGAGACGAAGTTGTTCCAGTTCTGCAAGTTCCTTGCGTTTAGAGGGAACACGGTCGGTAAGGTCTTGCTTAACGCTTACAATCTTTGCCTTATACTGTTGAGCGTATTGCTCATATTTGCCCTCTAGAACTTCTCGGCGAATCTCCTGTTTTGTTTCTTGACTAATATAGTAAGTCGCAGAATCCGCACTAAACTTATCAAAATGAGATTTGGGATAATCGGTCTGAAAAACTGTGATTCCTATAACTTCACGATCGAAGTTTTCATAAGTCAAGTTGGAAAATATTCCCTGCAATTCAGAAACTTTACTTGAAAGATATTGGTTGAAATAAGAAAGAAGGCTATCCCCTATTATCTGTCGATAGTTTGCTTTCTCTGTTTCAATTCTAGCTCTCTGTTCCGCTTCTCTCTTTCTTTTCTGTTCTTCTTCGTATTTAAACTTGGCATACTCATTGCGCTTTATCACAAGCTTTCCGGGAATTGTTGAAGGATCCTTAGGATCAATTTGTTTTTCTTGGGAGGTGAAAAAGGAACGTATTCTATCAAATATCTGCGTAATAGGTTTACGACGTTCATCCATATTTTTGAGTGTTACGCTAACCTTTTTCAAGTAGTCGGCTGTAGCCTGATCTATTGTTTCATTCATACCTTCTCCTTCGATAGTGTCAAGGAGAGCTTGCCCAGCTTCATTACACTTTTTGACAGAATTTGTATTCTTCCCCATTATATCTGGAAAAGATGACAGAATATTTTTTGCTTCGTCTATTTTGATTAACTCTGTTGCCATATTATTTATTTTAATCGGTTAGTAAGTATTAGAATCCACCGTCTTCATCATCATCGGAGACTGGCACCTGTACAGGTTCTGGAGCTTCCAGTTGTTTTTCTTCACCGAAAGGAATATTAGGATTATCCACAGCCTGAACGGGTTCATTAACCTTATCTTCATCCACCAAGCCATAGTCGATAATTTCTTCCTCTTCTTGATCCGAATCCATAATAGTAAACTTACCTGTACGCACTTTTGGATAAGCATCAAACGCATGTTTGATCATCTTATTCTCAAGGAACCCAGGATCAATGCTGCCATTATTCGAAGTATAGAGTGCATTGGCTTTACCCAATTCACGTCTTTTAGTTTGATCGTTCCACTTCGAATTTGCTTTTTCACTATAATGTTTCAATCGTTCGATATCACCTTCCATTAACCATTGATAATCTACCGAGTTGTCATTTCGTACAATACGAATGAATGCAGCAATAACTTTGGTTGAAGTACGGGGACATTGTGCTTCATACTCGATATTCTTTATACCATTAACTAAGGATGCTTTAAAATGATCTCCCTCATATACAACGACTGGATTATCCGCATACTTGATTTGCCCGGCACGCATACGCATTGTCAGTTCGCCATACCCGGTAACTGAAACATAGGCACGTTTTTCATAAATATCATATCCTTGTGCATTCTTGTGTCCGGTTTTACTGCTTCTGCTAAGTATATAGCAAAGTGGATGTCCTGTTTGATCTAGTGTAAGACCGTTGACTGCTATATCAAGAAAACAGCCATATAGAGACATCTTTGTCGAATCTGCCAAATCAGGATTATCACGGAGAAGTTTTTGAAAGTTGAATACTTCTTTATGATACATTTGCTCACCTTTATCTGTTCCCCAGATAGCATTGTACATTTGAACGAATTTTGCCTGTACATTTTCACTTTCGACAATTTTCGTTGCTGGAAGCGCATTTAGCTCTTCCACTTTTACTTCAATAATTTTACTCATAATTGTTTAAATATTAGCGTTTTATTAATCTCCTTGATATACTCCACGTCTATATTCCTCCATTAAAAGAATATCTTCGGCCGTGGGCTCTATGCTTATATTTTTATCAGGTTTAATCTCTACAGGAGTAGGAACATAGTTCTTTTTCTGTTCTTCTCTTTCTGCAATCTGCTTTCCGATACTGTCTTGCAGAGCCTGTAATACTTCTGATGATTTCGGTATATATCTCATACAGCGATCTGCATTAGTTGTTTGATAATGTTATCTGGAACTTTATTATGCAAATCCATCATTGCACTGGCTGTTTCCAATTCGGATCGTTTCACATAATATTTTCCTCTTTCCTTATTATTTGCCGGATAAAACTTAATCCAGGCTTTTTCGCGCCACTCTTTTATTAGGCGTTTTCCGTATATTTCTTCCGCTTGTGATATTGTTACTACTTCGGGGAGTAGTCCCAGCATCGTAAGCGTTTGCACCGTCCCAATTTTAATGCATCGGGCGACCATCATTTCGAAGCAATTTTCCATAATCTCTAATTAGGCTGTTTCCTATACTTTTGAATGGTGTTGAGCTGATTTTATTACTGAAACACATCTGCATCTCTATGCTATGCTGCCTGATTAATATTGATTAGAGTTCATATACTTCTTCTATTTTATTTCTTCGTATTCTTGCCCGTCGACTCCGGTTAAGATCGTTGTTGCAGTCAAATGCAATCTGAAAGGCAATAATCCCAAGAAACGAAAGAGCTACGATTGTTTTCTGCAATTGCTGGAAATCAATATTTAGAGCAAATGCTCTATTAGCCCACCAACTGCCTAATTCATTCAGTTTACTTGTTCCTGTCTTTTTGTAAGCTCTATCCAGTATTACGTTTACCGTCCCGTATGCAATATTCAAGAGATCCGCAATCTCTTTCTTTGCTTTACCACAAAAAGCGAGGCCAGCAATCTGATTTTCGCGCTTCGTTAGTTTAGCGTCAGCTTGCAGTTCCATGATGCAAAGTCTCTAGTTCGGCAGCAGCTTTGGAGACTCCTTTAGTAGCTTCCAAGGCTTCATTAGCCATTCTTACAGCGACATTCAATACTTTTGCTTTGTAGGTTGAGCGAGCAGAAGCCGGCTTATTATTAAGGATATTGTGCACTGTACCCTGTGAGCATCCTACTTCTTTCGCTATCTGCTTTTCGTATCCGTAAGGCAGATTTGCTTTGATAGTTTCTAATTGATTTTCCATATACATTATTATATTTATAGTTTCTAGTTCCCGGAAAGGCGGTCAAACCCGTCCGGGATTATATAGCTTATTCTTCCGTTTCTTTGTCAGTGAATGAATACTCTTCTTCTGCAATTCCGAAAGAAGAAAACAGTTCACGAATTTCATCTTTCAGTTCTTCGTCACCATCACACTCATATCCATCATTCATATCATAAGTTGGTAGTTCCCAAACATTGGTACTTGTTTGGTTCAGTTCTGTACGCAGCAAACTATATCTAATTGCATCCTTTGCCTTACTTGCTTCCTGTAATGAAACTTCTAGAATTGTCTTCATTTTCTTATTTTATTTATAAATGTAATCAGGTGAATTTTTATATCCATCAAACGAAATTCCAAACGCATCAAAATCACTCTCGCTTGCTAGTCTGATTTCATTCGGATTGTTGATCTGGAAATTGTTCTGCAAATTGGTTGTACCAATAGCTCCTTTCAGAGGTGAAGAATGTAGTATTTGAACTGAATCAGGCAATTCTGGTAGAATATACCCAAGCGTATGTTCTTTGTAAACCACTAATTTTATTTTTTCTGTCTTTACCATATCTATATATCGATTTAGAGTAAATAATCTATTTTGTTAACTTTATTGCCCTTTTATTTTGGCGTTATCATTGTTTTGCGTTAACTTTATAGTGCAAATATAGAATTAAAATCTACACATGTAGATATTTGCATAGAGAAATAATCTATATATTAAGAAAATTTAGGATTTAATGAAAGAAACAGTTAGAGATAGGCTACTCCAATTCATAAACGAATTAGGCATAAGCACAAGAATGTTCGAGCAGAATTGTGGTTTAAGCAATGGATTTGTCCGAAACACAGGAGACTCTATAAGACGGAATAATTTAGAGAAAATATCTACAATCTACCCGGATTTGAATACAACCTGGCTATTGACTGGAGACGGAAATAAACTAAATTCTTCTGCGAAATCTATCACTTCTATTTCCTCTGAAATGCCTGCACCAAGTAAACAATCATCCAAAGGAATACCTTATTTTGACGTTGATGTTACTATGGGATATGATGAACTTCCCAACGATCAGACTAATATTCCTAATTACTATTTGCATATACCTGCATTTCAGAATTGTGATTGTGCGGTACCAGCTTATGGACGTTCTATGATTCCAGACATAAATGATGGTTCTATTATAGCTATTAAGGAAGTCAGTTTAGATAGTGTTCTTCCTGGAGAGGCATACCTTATTATAACAGACGAATACAGAACTGTGAAATATATCCGTAACTGCAAGGACAATCCTAATAAATGGCGTTTAGTTCCAAAGAACTTGGAAGAATTTGACGAGATGATAATAGACAAGACTAAAGTTCTTCGAGTATTCCTTGTAAAAGGGGTCATAACAAATAAAATTCTATAGTATTACAAACATAAAATTAGCCATGGATAAGAATTATAATAAATCAATAAAATTACATTGCATAACTTGTGGTGACGACTCTTCATTTGAATGCAATGATAATAAAAGTTATATCAAATGTACCAAATGTAATCGTGAATATTTTGGTGGCTATGATGAACTAGTAGAACTCAATCAAGCTTATATCACCCAAGAAATAGATACTATTAAAGAGGAAATAACATCTGATATACGGAATCAACTCATTTCTATATTCAAAAGAAAGTGATTACTTTTTATTTAAAAGCTTAGCTATCTCTTTTTCAAGATTATTTAAACGATTGATATTTTTTAGATTAATAAACACTGATCCAATGGAAATGGAAACAGAAAATATGCAAATTAAAATATTCATAATATTAAGTTTTATATAAAATATAATCAAGATGGAAATTTCAGATTGGATTTCATTAGGCAGTTTTATAATTGCAGCATTAGCACTTATTTATTCTTGGTATACAGGTAGGAAAATCCATAAATTGGATTTGATTATAAAGAAAAAAGAAATAGAAAAAAGAAGAACAGAAGAAGAAGAAAGTCAAAAAGCTTCTATTGAGTGCAATGTTATTAAAACCAGCAAAGGAGAAATGAATATTTTAAAAATTTACAACAAAGGACAAGCGAAGGCATATAATGTAAATTTTGCAATTCTTGATGATCCTGAGGAGAACATATCATTAAATATGCCAGACAATTATTTACCTTATCCAATACTCCTTCCCCAACAATCTTTTGAAGTGCGATACATATTGTTTCGAAGAAGGCCACATTTTACAATAAAAATAGAATGGGATGATGATTTTAAAAAAGGGAGAAATCAAACTCAAATAATTGATCTATAA